CGAAATGCCTGTAGCGGCATCAACTGTGAGTACATCGTAACCCTCGTTAGAGGAATCAATGGCAGTTACCTCTGCAGCGTTGGTTGCAGCAGTATCGAAAGCGGTTGGGTTTACAGCGAGTACCATACCAACCTTGGCACGAGTACCCTCATTGAACTTATACACCGATACCTTTGTATCCTCAACTGCGATTACCTTGAATGCGTACATTGGCGCAATCTCGCGAGTAGCCTCGTCACAAGAAACAGGTGTGCCAGCAGGAAGAACATTGCCACTTGCAGGAAGATCGTTCATGTCGAACTTGAAACCACCTACAAGAATTTCCACCTTGCCCTCAAAAACCTTGCGGACACCACCAAACTTCTTACTGAACTTGACATACTGGTTCTGAGTTCCATTAATCATAGTTGTAAAAATTTTTTAGGGTTTGAAAATTTTATAGTTACTTGAACGATGTTTGCAGGGTCTCTGCGTACTGAGCGTTTGCCTTTGCAGCCTCAGCCTTTGCCTTGATGTAAGCAGCAACTTCGCTTTCGCTACCATTGCCACCGCCCCCACCATTTCCACCGTTACCTCCGAAAGGTGCGCCCCCATTAGGATAGAACTCCTTGAAACGCTTTTCGTAAGCAGCCTTGACAAGTGTCTGAAGGTCTGCAATCTTTGAATCTGCCTTAATCTCAATATCTGAGATAGCAAGGTTCATAACGGCTTCGTTTGTTGCCTTACTCTCCTTTAGGAAAGAAAGGAGGTTAGCCTTAGCCTCTGCGAGTTTTGTTGCGGTCTCACGCTCTTCCTGTGACTTTTGGAAACCGTTGATAGTTTCCTGAAGGGTCTTGATGGTAGCATTGTCTGCTTCCCTGTCCTTCTTCATTTGGTCGAGGATAGCCTGTATCTCAGCAGAAATACCGCCCTCTGGCTTATTCTCAGCAGGTGGAGGTGTTTGAGTCTTCTTCAAATCCTCAATCTGCTTCAAAAGTTCGGCAATCTTGGTTTCCTTCTCGGTGATAAGGGTTTCTTTCTCAGCGAGACCTGCCTTGATGCCCTCAGCAACATTGTGGCGGTTCTGACCGTTGGAGGTCTTCAAAATCGTTACGAGCGGAGTCCACGTCTCTTCCGTAATCTTCGCATCGTCAGCAAACATTGAGAGCAGTGGCGTTACAAACTCATCCATTGAGCGATCGCTAAAGTCGTTCTCTCCGACACGCTGCCTCAAATTCTCAATTACTTGTTCTTTTTCCATTGAAACAAAATTTTGGTTAATGCCTTAAAATTGAGGGTCTTTCCCTCTAAGGCATTACAAAATTACTACATATTATTATGGAAAATAATCAGGGTTATGAAAGTAATGTCACTACTTTCATATACCCCCACCCCCTAACACTTATTTCTATATACCTTTGCATTGAAAATCAAAACGTAAAATTGTTTGTATGGATAAAAAAGATGGATTGGTAAAAATGAAGGCTCTTGATGGGCGCAACATTTTCACGCAGGAATACATTTCTGACCTCAGAAGAATTGAAGAGGGCAAGAGAAATTCCAAAACCTTCATCGCTCAACTCGGACCACAGGAAGAAGATTTGTCCTCTGAGGTAGATATACTTATCACAGGTGGAAATCGTGGAGGTGGTAAGGCTAATGCCTATCACGAACCTGTGCTGACACCTAACGGTTACGTTAAGATGGGAGATTTGAAGGTAGGCGATAAGATTTGCACGCCCTACGATGGTATTCAGGAGGTAACTGAAATCTTTGAGCAAGGTGAGCATAATGGCTATCGTGTGCATTTTGACGATGGCACTCATACTACTTGCCTTGACACTCATCTTTTCTTTGCCAGAATGAACCATAACGAAGAGTTCAGAGAAATGACCCTCAGGGAAATTCTCGGTAAGTATGGTATCAACCGACCCGCAGGAATGTCTATCAGAAAGAATGCGCCCGACAACGAACTTGCTGAAATTCCTCTTTGCGGTGAGGTAAAGATGAACGAAGAGCGTACTCCTTATGCTTTACCCTGGCATCCTTTCCTTGTTGGTTGGATAATCGCTACAGGTACGAGGGATTGCACAAAGGGAGTTTATCACCTGCATAAAGATTATGCTTGTCTCTCAAAATGCAAGGCTCTCGGATATAATGTGTTTGTCAGCAAAAAGAAAGGCTCGGACGAATGTATCTTTGCGAGGTTTGACCATAACATACGCAAGCAGATATTTGGCAGGGGAAAGGTAAGAGACTCCTTTATACCTGATTTATATATGTACGCATCCGTAGAGAGCCGTTGGGAACTTTTGAAGGCTATTATGACTGTAAGCGGTGGTCACTCAAAGAAGCACCCTCAGTTGATTTTGCCTAACAAGAAATTCATTACGCAGATAGCAGAACTTGCTCGCTCTCTCGGAATATGGGTTAAGCAGGACACTATCAATGACGATGTTGAAAAGATGGGTTGGGAACGTATTTTGATGATTGCACCAAACGATGTTGACCTCTTTGAAGACCCATTGCACCAGCAGCGTAGCCATTACAACTGCGACAAACCTAAGTATGGTGACAATCTTGAAGAGTGTCTTACAAAAAAGATTACCCATATCCTAAAAATCAAGTCAAGCGGTAAGAAGTATCAGTATCGTTGCATAACGGTTTCGGGTAAGCATCACCTGTACCTTACCGATGGTTGTACGGTCAATCACAACACTTTCATTATCCTTATGGAAGCGATGTATGACTTTATCAACTCTCAGTTTTCAAGCCTGATACTGCGTAAGGGTAAGAATGACTTTGATAATATCATTCGTGATAGTAAGACGCTATATAGCAACTATGGCACTTACAACAAGTCAAAGGATGATATGTCTTGGTATTTCAATGCAGGTGGTAAACTGAAATTCACATATTACGATGGTGACTATGAGGATTTCAAAGACCGCCTTCAGGGTCAGCAGTATGCGTACATAGCAGTTGACGAGATTACCCAGATGGAGTATGAGAAATTCAAGTATCTGCTTACATCTAATCGTAATGCCAATGGTATTCGTAACCGATTTGTCGGCTCTTGTAACCCTGACCCTCTTTCTTGGGTTCGTCAGTTCATTGACTATTGGATTGATGAGAATGGCGATCCTATTGAGGAACGTAGCGGTAAGGTTCGCTATGTGTATATGGAAGGTGATAGCATTGATGAAGCCGTATGGGGCGATACTCCGCATGAGGTTTATATGCAGGTTCGTGATAAGATTGATGCTCTTTGGCAGCCTGAGTATGAGGAAATGGGTTTTGACAAGGAACGTATGTTTGTCAAGTCAGTAACCTTTATCCGTGCTGATATTAAGTACAACAAGAAGTTGCTCGTATCTGACCCTAACTACCTTGCAGGTCTTGCCAATCAGTCCGAAGAGCAGAAAGCAAGAGACCTCGGAGGTAATTGGAATTTCATGGCGATGGGCGATGATATGATAAAGATGATACACCTTCAGAACTGCTTTGATGCACCTCAGCATACTGAGAATAACGTGAGATACGCCTCTTGTGACGTTGCTTTTACAGGTGGTGATAACTGCGTTCTATGGCTTTGGATAGGGCATCACTTAGCCGACCTCTGCGTTACCAAGATGGACTCTATGGCTACCTGCGCAATCGTAAAGTCCAAACTTGAAGAATGGGGCGTAGATGAAAAGAACTTTGTCTATGACCTTAACGGATTGGGTCAGACTTTCAAAGGGTTCTTCAAACGTGCGAGACCTTTTAATAACTTGGAGGCTGTTCAACCTCGTTTCAAGTTCACCTACGATAACGTGAAGTCTCAATGTGCCTATATGCTTGCTGAAAAAATGCAGAGGGCAGAGATTTCCTTTGAGTTTGAGGTGCTTGAACGTAGGTTCTCAGGAAAAGGCTTTGACGGTAAGAAACTCAAAGATATATTACAGGAAGAGCGCAAGTGCATCCGTAAGGACGAGAATAAGGCTGATAAGGGTTGGTGTTTGATAAAGAAAGAGCAGATGAAGAAACTTTGCGGACACTCGCCTGACTTTTTTGAAGCATTGGTTATGCGAATGATTTTTGATGTCGGTGCTGGCATACCGAAAATTCCGAATTGGGTTAGGTCTTTGTAACATCAATAAAAATCATATTGCAATATGGAAAATCAAAACGTGAACATCGAAAGTCAGAAGGCTCTCAGAGACTTGCTGACAAAGAAACCTTGGTCAAGGGTTCTTCCTACAGGTCATTGCGATCATGGCGTTACCTTTGACGGAATGATGGAAATGCCTTCAATCCCTGACAGGGTTTGGAGAAAGTATGTAACCCAAGAGGATTTCCTGAGAGAGTTAGACCCTTCAGGACACCTTATCAATGACAAGGAGTATTACCCTGACCTTTGGAGGCAGGACTCGGTTTCGGGTCTTTGGTACATTGAGGAAGTTCCCCGATATGCCTTCGCCTTTCAGCGTGGTATTCTTATCCGACACCTCTCACATCTTTGCGGTAACAAGGTGCAGTTTGAACTTGCCGACAAGAAGGATAATGATGCAAGCCGTGAGGTTTACAACGCTTTCCGTAGGGGTTGGGATGAGAAAAACATGGATACAGCTTGGTATCAGTATGCGAAAGCCGTAAAGTCAACAGGTGACGGTGCTTTTGTCGGTTACATCAAAGATGGTAAGTTCGGTTGGAAAGTTCTTTCCTTTGCCGATGGTGACAGGCTTTTCCCTCACTACGACCCTATAACAGGTAAACTGAACCTCTTAGCAAGGTCTTATTGCTCTTACGATACGGACGGTTCTATAAACAAGAAGTTCGTGGAGGTTTGGGATGACACCTACTATTATCGCTACAAGGCAGATGGCGATCCAAAGAGTTTTACCGATAAGGCTAAGAAGGTTTGGAACGCTATCTTTCAGTTAAGCGGTTACACTCCTGACTGTGAACCTCAGGCACATAACTTTGGTAGAATACCTGTATCGTATCATCGTGACGATATGGGTGCTTGTTGGACGATGGCACAGGAAGCCATTGAAAACTACGAGTTCGCTTTCTCTCGTATGGCTCAGAGTAATCATGACTTTGGTCTGCCTATCATGTATGTGAAAGGTGAGGGTTCGGAAGAAGTTACCAAGGCTGACATGAGTAAAGCCTCTAAGGTTATCATGCTCCCTACCGATGGTGAGGTAGGTTTCATTAACAAGCAGGATGCTTCTACTGCTTACGAGAAGGAACTTGAAACCTTGGAACGTCAGATTTATCAGCAGTCATTCACGGTAAGACCTCCTGAACTCAAATCAGGTGATTTGCCTGGAGTTGCTATCAAGTTACTCTATTCTCCTGCCTATGAGCAAGCGATGAATGATGCAAAGGAATTTGACGTAGCCGTAGATGATATGGTGGAGATATTCACCTTTGGCTATGGCGTTGAGGCTGAAATGAGACTTGATTTCATCAATACGCCTATCTCGCACTACATCAAGCCTTACGTTCACCTTAACGAGACTGAGTTGACCGTAAATCTCGCTACCTCGGTTCAAAATGGTTTCCTCTCTAAGCAGACTGCATCAGAAAAATCTCCTTACGCTACACCTCAGGAATGGGATAGAATACAGCGTGAAAAGAAGGAGGAAGAGCAGAATGACCTTCTTGTTCAACAGCAGACGCTTGAAATGCAGACTGAGATTGAACTTGAAAAGCAGGAAGAACTCAACGAGATAAATGCTGAGACTGCCCCTGAAGGTGGTAGCGGTGGTTCGGGAAAGCCTTTTACAAGCAAGTCAGGTAAGCAATACGATAAGAACCGCAATGAGATAGACCCTGCTACAGGTAAGGCTAAATCAAAGTGGGATAAGTGGGATCAGCAACACGTCTAATCTATGAGTAAGGTAAAGATAACCTTAGATACAACGAAATACCGCACTCCTACACAGGATGAGGTAGATAAGGCAAAGCAGTACGCTCTCAATCGGGGGCGTGCTGCAAACCTCGTTGTGCGCAAACTGACAAACCGATTGTCTCAGTCAACAAAAGACCTCGTAAGCATCGGCTACAAATACAACGTAGAGGGCGTTACCTTTCAATGGAATAGTGTACCTTCGATGTATGAAGAGGTTACTGAGTTGATGGATAAGGTTTATGAGGATTGCATGGCTATCATAGAGGATAATGCTATTCCTTCAGGGGAAAGCAACGATAAGAAAACGGCTCTCGTTCTCTATCTCCTTTCGTTAGGGCGTAAGAACAGGACTCTTTCTGCTACTCTTGAAGAATATCTTTGGCGTTACCTCTATGACATTGAGGCTTTCGTTGCTGCAACAAAGATTGCGAACCTCTCAAAGGTTGATGCAATGACAAGAATTGTGTCGGGGTTCAACTCTACATACACCGACCCTTATGTCATGCAAGCAATGAAAGTTCCAAACGTACAGTCAATGTATCTCGCTAATGGCGGTGTGCATACTGACCGATTTACAGGCGAGAAAACTCAGGGCGTTCCTATAAATGGTAGTGTGGCAGTTGCCAATCTCGCAAGCATAGTGGTAAATCAGGTATGGTATCGCAATGAAAATATCAATCTCGTAAACAATGTGGTTGTCGGATATTATCAGTTGCGTGGAAGTTCGTACCCATGCGCTATATGCGATGCTCAGGTAGGTTTTCATCCTGCTACCAACCCTTTGGAACTCCTTCAGAGCGAACCTGTGCATCCTCATTGTGTTTGCTTTCGTGTTCCTATTTTTGCAGTAACACCAGAACAATTAGAAAATCTTATATAACATGGACTACTCTATAGAACTTAGAAAGAAAGCGAAAGAATACAAGGTAGCCACAGGTACATACGTCATGGCTGACCTTATCGCTATAGGCTATTCTCAGGAAGATGCCTACTATATCGCTTATGGTAGGGAAAATTCGGGTCTCTCGGATAAGCAGAATGACGATATGTTGCAGAATATCGTCAACTCTAATTCTTTCGGTACTCTCGTACTGAAACGTCAGAAGGCTCACTCTATACCTACCAATGAAGTAATCTTTGACCAAGGCGATTTGTTCTCAAAGGAACAGGTTGCAAGGGAAATGCTTGCTTCTGCAATGAAACTGAAAAAGGATGATCCTAACAGGGTTGCGGCTCTCATGAAATATGCCGACCTCATGGGCATGAAGAAGGAAGAGGTAAAGACTGAGGAAGAGCCAACATCTTACTACTTACCTCTGAAATGTGGTATTTGTCCGTTTAAGGATTTCTACTACAGGTACAAGCGAGGTGAGGTTTTTGAAGATGAATAATAAAAAGGCAGGGTAGTTGAATTTCTACTCTGCCTTTTATCTTTTCATATATCGAAAGATTTACTCGTTATCCTCGGCTTCCTCTACCTCGGCATTCATTTCTCCCATAGTGATTACCGACTGCTCATATTCATCATCGGTCTCAGGCTTTCTTTCCTGTACCCTCTGGATATATGCGACACCTGCATTCATTACGTCCTTATGGAAAGTTCCATCAAGAACACAACATACACAATGGAAGTTGGTACACAGGGTTTGAACTACGTCCTTGTCGGTTTGTTCTCCGCTTTCAAGAAGTTCCTTGATGATGCTGAACGCTCCCCATGTCTGAGGTATCTGCACCTTCCAAAGTCTTTCGTTGTCGGAGATTTCAAGTGCCTCAATCCTCTGACCATAGCCTACCTGTATCTGAATAAGGCGAATATGAAAATTGCCTGCCTGCCATTTCTTCAATGGCTTGTGTACTTTCTTACCCATGATTTATTACCTGATTTAAGAAATTCAACCTACGCTGTTTCTTCTGAGACGCAACATTCCTGCAATTCTCCATAAGGCTTATGGCTTCTTCCTTACAAACAAGGGAAGAACCACTTACTACTGCACCGTAGCATTTCCTGCCCTGTAAGGTATCATTGCAGTTACTCACAAAATAGGAGAGGTTGAGGCACTCATTAACAAGTTCCTCAACACTCATCCTATTGATTTTTTTTCTGAGTTCGGTAGCGTTAATCATTGCTCTTCTGCCTGATTTTCGTTACCCTCACCACCTTCAGCAGGGGTCTCGGTCTCAGTTGTAGGGGTCTCGGTCTTAGGAGTTTCCTCCTTGCCTTTACCCTTGCCGCCTGACTTACCGCCCGACTTGCCACCCTTACCCTTGGTAGTACCCTCACCACCTTCAGCATGGGTCTCGGTCTTCGGCTTCTTCTCAGCCTCTTTACCATTCTGCAACTCGCCTGTGTTAAGGCGTACTCTGGCATTCTTGCCTGTTCCAACTACAATACTCATAATCGTAATGTTTTTAGAGTTAATAAAAAAGTTATTTCAAAAGTTTATTTCGTTTCTCCTTGTTCTTCTCGTCCATGAAGATGTCATAGGTAACGCAAGAGGCAGTCCTCTTCTTCTTGAACCCTAAGTAGCCTAACTGTCGGGAAAAGGACTGTTGCGTAACGCCTGTGTCCTCATAACCCCTCTTACGGCAGAAAGCAAGGAACTCGCTATACAACTGAGTGGAAGAAACGCTCTCGCTCTTTTCCTCCCAATGACCTGCATACCTGTTAGGTCTATAGCCACCGATGAGCATCCACAACTGAACGTACTGACCGTTTTCCTCTAAGGTCTCAATCCTCTCACGTTCCTCATCACGGTCAGAGGTGAACCTGTAGCCATCCTTGCGGAGTTTCTTATATCCCTCGATCATCCAATTCCTTATGCCAGGCAACTCTTTCTTCAAGTCCTCAGCAAGGTCTTTCTTCATATCCTCAGGACTTATCTGCATATCAAAGGTGATAACCCTCAATCGTCTCTGAATGGCGTGGTCACTCTTCTTGATAGAAGGTTTCTGGTTCATGTTGAAGATGAGGAAAGGTATATCATCGGTTTGCTCTACGTCCTTGCCAATCCTTCTTATGGTCTGAGGTTCACCCGAACACAAAGACTTGAAAGCATCGGCATAAGGCGAAATATCGGATGCCTGTACCTCACTACAATAGTTGAATATCTTACCCTCTATAGCGGCTAAGTTCCTCATTCTCTCATCACCATTGCCCTTGATGAGACTGAGCAATCCGCTATCCGATATATTCCTGTTTCCATAAACCGCATGGACTATCTCATGGATAACACTCTT